CACCTGAGCCTGCAGCAATTCTTTTTTTCTTTTGTTGAATATTATACCAAAGACCTTTTCTAGCCATTGTACCTTTTTTAGTTTTATGAAATTTACTTTTTTGCATTAACAAACCTTCATACCTTTTTTATAACCCATTCTTTTTGCAATTTGAGGAGCTTTCTTTTTTAAAGCTCTTATTCCTTTTCCTTTTTTACCTGCTGGTATTTTTTTCTTCATTATTTTTTTCCTCCTAAGTGTTTTAATTCGGTTGCTTTAATTCCATATACAGCGCCGACTACAGCTACCCATAATGAAATTATCCACCATGGCATAGTTTGTAATTTTTCAAAATATAAATCTAATTTTTGACCAATTTCTTCGTCTTCTGCAAAAACAGAATATGCTAACAAAAAAAGTGGTGATGAGAGAATTAACAAAATGAATTCGTCCTTCCAGTCCCCTTTTTGATTTTGAGCAATCTGTCCTGAATACTCAATTTCTCCTCGTTTCATCTTTTCGGCATGCACAATTTGTGCCTCTGACATTATAATTTCAGATTTTTTCTTATTTTTATAAATTTCAGCACCTGTTTTAAGCGCAGTGCCTATAAGACTCCACGGAAACATAAATTAGTACCAAGTTGCTGTTTGTTTTTTAGATTTTCTAGTTCCTTTGACAGAAACTTTTTGAGATTGATTAGCTTTTGTCATCTCAATCTTTTTTCCGCCTTTTTTGTAAGGACTTTTTTTGTTTTTTTCCATATTATTTCCTTTTTTTAGACTTGCCAGCTTCTGAAAGAGCAATAGCAATCGCTTGTTTACGACTTTTGACCTTCTTTTTGGATTTTCCAATAGGAAGTTCACCTCTTTTGAACTCTCTCATTACCTTTTTAATCTTTTTTTCAGGTTTTGTCATTTGTTTTCTCATACTACTCCTACTAATTGACATCGTTTTTCAATTGACTTTGTAAAATTGTTTTTTGAATTGATGTATCAGCTCGTAAATTAGCTAATTCTTCGTTTTGGTCAAGTTTTTGTTGTGTTGTCATTTGATTCATCATTGATCTCATCTTATCAAGATTTAATCTTTCTTCAGATTCTTGTTTTTTACGTTCATTTTCCATTGCTCTAAGATCAACTTCTCTTGATTTTAGTTTTAATAATGGATCACTATCTAATTGAGATGTAATTTTGTTTTCTTCTTCAGCAAAATCTTTAGTCATTTCTGCTATTAAGATAGCTTTTCTTGCTTCCATTTGAGAAGAGATACGTTGCATCTGTTGCATGACTTGTGGGTTCTGAGCCATTTGTGGATTTTGTTGTATCATAACTTGCATTTGCTGCATTTGTTGTAACTCTTGTACAAATTCTAATTGAACTTGTTCTTGAGCCATTAAAGAAATATGTTCTAAAATATTTTTTTGAACAGAAGCCATTACCATTGGATTATTTCTAACCATGTTAAGTTGCATAAAGTTTAAGTGAGCATCAATGTGTGCTTTATGATCTTGTCCACCAAAAGCTTGAAAAGGTTTTCCTGCCATAGCTGTAATATGTTCTAATGCTGGATCAATTGGTGTTGGTTGTTGAGGTGGTGGTAAAATAATATTTATATTTTTAACTCCAATAGCTTCATACATAGACCTGTACGCTTGGTACAGGTTATGTATTTGAGGGTTAGATTGAGCTAATTGTAGTTGAGTTTGTGCCATTGAAATTCTTTGTGTTTGAGAAAATATATTTGGATCTGCAACTGGTAAAATATCTACTCTATCATCAAAGTCCATTGATTTGATTTGTCTTTGTGCACCTGGTACATCATATGGATATTCAGGTGGTAAATAAGTTTTAAATATTTCTGCTAATAATTTAAATTCTTGTTTTAAACCTACATATAATCTTTTATGAACTGCTGACATTACTCTTGAACCACGTTCTAATAATGCAACAGTTGTTCCAACAGCTGCTGCTTGATTCATATCACCAACTTGTGAATCTGCTATTGCAGCAAATCTTTGACCTGCACCAACCACAACACCTAACAACTGTAATAATACCGCTGAAGGTTCTTTGAAAGGTAGAGTCATAAATTGATCTCTAATATTACCTCCTGGTGCATCCACATCTCTGAACTCACCAGGTTGTAATGGTTGTGCATCGTCTCTAACTCTTATACCTCTAGTTTTAAAACCAGCAGGTAAATTCGATAATGTACCAGCATCTAAGAGTTGTCTTAATGCTTGAGTAGCTGTTCTAGATAATCCACCAATCATGTGAATTAAACCAAAACCATAAAAACCTAATCCAGGTAAAAATTTGAAATGCACAAAGTAATTAACTTTTCTTCTTTTAGAATCATCTTGTGCATAATTTCTTCTAATAGATAAAACTTTTCTTGAATCTTTTTCAATTGTTACAATGTAGGGCAGTTTGATTCCTGTTGGCTCACCATTCGAATCTAAATCTTCGAAACCTTCTAAATCTAAATTAACATGACATTCTAATAATGTATAAATGTCATCTTGTTTTTGTTGTTTGAATCCTTCTAGCTCTTGTTCTTTTTGAACAATCTCATCACTGTCCATAGCAGGTTCACTTAAATCTACATCTTTATAAAACCCACCTACTTGTTGTTTTCTTAAATCATTCTCAGAGATTTTAAGAACATGAATAACGGCTTCCGCATCGTCTAATGAGGTAGCTGAATACGGAACCACAAGATCATCTGCTGGAACAAACTTTGATACTGCTCGTTCCATTAAGTCGTCGTAGTAAACTTTTTTAAAAGTTGATCCTGATAATGGTAAATAAAATAACATTTGATCAAACTCAGATTCATATTCTTTCATCTGATCCATGATTTGATAGTTCATGAAATCTTTAACTCTGTTTGCTTGATCTTGTTTTTCTGGAGTAGCGACTCCTAAAATTTGTGCTCTAACCGGACCATCTGCTGGTAAGAGTTCTTTATAAGCTTGTGCTTGAAATTGTGTAACTGCTTCTGCTAATACTGGGTGTGTTACTCCTGCAGCATTTCTAAAAGGTTCAGTTCTTTTTTCATATTTAAAACCTAAAAGGTCTAAACCATTTTTATAAGTATCTTCCCAATCTTTTCTTGAAGATCGGTAATCCATATAGTCGGAAGTTAAACTTGAACCAATAGGATCTAAAACTGCATCATCTAAAATTTCTGCTAAGTTTGCAAAATGATTTTCACCACCTTCTGGATCAACAGCATTTGGATCAAAAGAAACTTCAGCTCCACCTTCTTCTGTTTCAATAACTTCAATAGGACCTTGCTGTGTTGCTTCTTCTGTAATTTCTTGTTCAATTGCTTCAGTGATTTCCTCTTCGCCAGGGATATCGACTTCCGTTCTTGTATTCGGTAATGATTTATCTATTTCTGCCATTTTATTAGTTTATCGTCTTTCGAACAGACTTGCAACACCTTCTGCACTTGGACCTTTAACAGGTGGTATTGTGGTTGTCAAGTCAGTATTAACGGTACCTCCGTAAGCTTTTTTAGTTCTAAATGTTTCTGCTATTTTTTCTAATCCTTCTTTTCCTTCAACTGCCCCTTCTTCCCAATCTTTAGTATAAGCACCACCTTGATCTGCTTTGTAAATCATTTCACCTTCGATATACTCATCAGGAGGTGTCATTCCTTTTGTAGTCTCATCGGCTTCACCTTTAACTAAACTCATCGATGCATCGGAACCTTTATCTGTTTCAAAATTAATTTGAGTTTCTGTTCTACCATCTACGACTTCTACTTGTTTACCTGATTTTGGATCTTTGAATTGATAAACAACTTCATCTCTACCTTCACTAATTTTTTTACCAAACTTTTTAACTCCATTTACTAAATCAAAAAAATAAGAAGGCATACCTTCTGGTAAACTTTCAATACCTTTAGAAACTGTTTCAGCAACTGGCTTTGCAAATTTTAAATACTTACCTACAAAAGGTAATGCTGCTACACCGCCCATTAATTTTAAAAATCCTCTACGATCCATTAGGCTGCTCCAAAATTTTGTATATCAACTTCTTCTTGATATTTTAAATCTTCTGCTTCTCTTTCTTCTGGTGTTAAAGCTTTTCTTCGTTCTTGTTCTTTTTGATAAGCATCATAACCCATCTTACCTAAACCTAGTGCTGTAATTCCTAAACCTACTGGAGTCATCATCGTACCAATTCTTCCTAATGTTAACGCTCTACCTAAAACACCAGTTAGTCCTTTTGCTCCAACTTTTTTTGCAACTTCTGGATATAATAATTCTGCACCTACCATTGGATCAATAATAGATTCAACCGCTCCTTTACCTTCTTCAATATTTTCTTTGATTGTTGTTCCTGCAAAACCAAGCGCGGCCACTGGACTTCCTAATGCACTTAAAAAACCTCTAGCTGCTTTTGAAAGACCTTGTCTAACTGTTTTAGATGCAAGCGGTGATGCAGCAACTGCAGTTGTTGGTAATGGATTTTCTGCCATCCATTTTTTTAATTCAAATTGATCAACTTTTTCTGGAGCGATGATTCCATCATCATCTGTAATTTTTACAAACGCACCAATGTCTGCATTATATTTAATATCATCCATTATCTTTTCTCCACAAACATTGTAGCAAGACCACCATTAGCTAAACCATAGCCATATGGTTTTCCAAACATACCTACAAATTTTGAAGCTATTTCAGGATCAGAAAAGAAAGGACCTTGGTTCCAAGTTTTATATTCGTTTAATAATTTTTCATAATCCGGTCTTGCAGTTGTAGTCCAATTAACTTGTTCTGAAGGCATTCCATAGTTTGCCATATCATATGCTCTTTTAAATCTATCAACTTCCCTTCCTGGTAACTTATTTAAAAAATCTTGTGATATAGAAATATTTGGATTGTATTGAGTTGGTTGTGTATTAAAAACTCCACCTTTAGAAATAAATTTACCTAAACCCCCAAATTGATCATCCCTAAAATCATATTCAGTTCCCCCGGTAAAAGTTATTTTACCAGTTCCTGGATCAACTGAGTAACTTGATCTACCTAATGTAGTTGCAAGTGCTGATTCTGGATCAGTAATAGATCTGTTTCCAAATCCTTCAAACTCTGCACCTGTAGAAGTTTGTACTCCATAATCACCATAATTAATATTACCACTTAAGTTTCCAGTTTTAGAAATTTGATTTTGAATTATATTTTGTAATGCTGATTGCATAGAAGAAGTCATTGGAGTTCCTTGAATACCTAAAACTCCTTTTGCAGCTTGTAAAGGAATCACCGCCGCATTTCCTAATTTTTGTCCTTGAGTTGCAATATAATCACCAAGATAATTTCCTAATGATCTTCTTTTATCTGCTTCTGTTCCACCACCTACTTTAGCAAGTGCTGCTGCATATTGTTCTGGTGTTGCAACTCCACCGGTTTGCT